ACGAAATAACACCCTCTATCGCGTGTTTTTCCAACCTACTCGATTGCTCGGTCCAAGTGACTTCGCCGTAAGGGAATTTAGCCAATCTAGCTACGCCTTTAACGTTTCTAGTTCCGCCTGCGGTTAAATCTGCCGCCGTTTCTTCGTAATATGTTTCTGTCCAAGCACTAGACTTCTTAATAGTACATAGATTTTTTAAAACGTATTCTTGTAGCGCAAAACCGGTTACTACTTTGCTTACGTTCTCCGCTCTCAAATCCGCCATTCCAACACTATCTGCCATTTTTATAAGTCCACCATTACTTGAATAGTCTCAGCCGTACCACTAGCCGCACTTTCCAAAGCGTAGCCCAAGACTGCGCCGCTAGAAATAGCCGCCGCACTTGCTAAAGCTACGAAATTAGCACCGGATATCATAACCGGGTTTCCTGCTAATACTGTTGTTCCGTCTACTCTTAAGTCAAATATGCCTTTAGTATATGCCGCGAGAGTTGTCGAGCCGTCCGAGGCTACTTTTTCCGCCGCCGCAATTCCTGCCGGTTGGTCTGCCAAACCGGAGGAGGCAATAGCTGTCCGTGGATCGTTTAATTTAAGGATAGTTCCTTTCTCAATAGTCGCGCCGTCGGCTACGGTAAATTCTACCGGGTTGCCCCCGTCTCCTAGTAACTCGACTATAACTGCTTCGTTTGCCATACTATAAAATAAGATAGGACATATTTATATTTATGTTTCTTTTAAAACCGTTGTTACCTAGTGGTAGCTATTTAAACTTGCCCTCTTTATAAAGTTGAAAAATCTTAATAGCGCCCGCTAGAGCGCCCTCTAAAACCAATATGCCGAGGAGGATATTCGTTATAATAATTCCCGCCCCGTTTCGTCTTTCGCATCTTTGCGCATACCTATAAATTGCACTTCTACGTCGGTTTTATCTACAATTCTAAATTTACTAAAAGTTATTTTGTCCCACGGAATTTTAACCGCTTTCAAAACTTTTCTTAAAGGGTATATATATTTTTCCCGCCTTTTCAATTCTTTAGCAAACCACTTGCCCTTATAGCCTTTAGGCTTTTTATAATGGCTAGGGTGGGTTGTTGCTAACGTTGTTACTACTTCGTCTAAATAATCCTCTGGAAATACAACCTCCCAAAGTTGTATAGGTCTTAAAGCTAATTGCGTATAACTAGGATTATTTTCAATAGCTGAGCGTATAGCGGCTATTTGATCCGGTGGTAAATTCTTTCCTGCGGTCTGCTTTTCGACCATTTGATCGACTACAAATTTAGGAGCTTTAAAAGGGAAATACTTTCCGCTAAGTTCGTTTATGAATTTGTCTACTTTGTGTTTAATTCCCCTAGTAATCATATATAAATGCATTATTCCTCCGAGGGCTTACGACCTACTGCGCCCATAACAGTTTTAATAAAATCGTCGTCTTTAATTTCTTGCTCGCTTTTTTGTGGTGGTAAAGTAGTTCCCGCCTCTGAGTGACCCCCCAACGCTTCGACTGCGCGGAGCTTTTCCTCTCTATCAAGTAGTGCTTTTTTTTCAGCATTTAAGGCTTTTAACTCAGCTATCGCTTTATAAGTATCCTCTAATAACGTAGGTTGCAAAGTTTGTTGTTCTACTTCTTTAGGCTTTTCTTCAGTTTCCATATATATAGATAGAGCACCTACTATAAATTATTTGCGTCTTGAGATTTCTACGTCTCTACGTCCAAAGTAATAACCACCGGCTAGAGCTAATAACGCGGTAACCGTACCGTCTAGCCCGCAAAACTTGAGAACAATTAAACCAATTATTAAGACTATTGCCGCTATGTCTCTCATATTAATATTAGTTATTATTTTATTCTTTTTCATATTTCCTCTACGTCGCCAGGATAAACCGGAGCTTGCAATTCTGTTATAGGTTGTCCCGTAGCTATTCCTTTTTCTATCTCAGCTTGTTGGAGCGGAAAGTATAGGGTCTTATATTCTTGTATATATGCCATTTTTCCGTCGTAGTCTGAGATATCTGCTATAAAGTCCCCTGCCGCCTCTTTTTCCCGTAGGTTGCTTTCGTAATAATCTAATTGTTGAGCTTGATAAATCATATTTATCCTAGCTTGAGTTGGTCCAATTACGCCAGAATTATAACTTTGTACGTTCTCAGTTATACCGGTCTTTAAACCTCTAAAGCCCTGCCAAGTATTGCTAACCTCCTCTTTATGATTTGCTTTATAAATGTCGTAAATAGATTTACCAATACCAAAAGCCCCTCCGATTATAGCTCCCGGTACTGCGCCAACACCTAAACCCGCGCTACCTCCTATTAAAGCGCCTGCGGCGGTAGACGTTCCTATCGTTGCAACCGCTCCCGGTATGCTTTCCCTTACAGTAGCACCTAAAACGCTCCGTTGCTCTACGTCCGGCTCTTGCGGCACGTTTAGATTTTCTAAATTCTCAGATTGCAAAGCTTGGACGTAGGCATTATAAGCCCGTTGGTCTTTTAGCCCTGCTAAAGCTTGAGCTACCGGGTCGCCTGCCACTTGTGGTTGGATATTAGGAAACTCAGTTTTAGCCATACCATAGCGTTGATATTCTAAAGGGCTTAAGGATTTTTCCTCTATAACTTGCCCCTGCCTTACTCTTTGCAATACTTTAGCCTGCGGGTTTGTATTGTCTCCGCGCACCACTATTCTAGTAAATTCGTTCCCTCCTGCTTTAGCCTTTTTTGCTTTTTCGGTTTCTGCCATTACCGACCTTTGATAGTCGCTTAATTGAGTAGTTGGCGCGGTGGTAGTCGTACCCTGCCCGCCTAGTGTACTTTGATAGGTTTGTTGTTTAGGTAGGTCCTTAGTTTGCGACTTCTTAAATTTTCTAAGTACGCCTTTAATTCCCTCTTTGAAAGTTACCATTAGCCTTTACCCTCCATACTTACAGTAGCGTCGCTAGGTTGCATATTTAACCCTGCGTTCGCTCCGTCTTTAGCTTCGTCGTCTTGCATAGATAAAATTTCGTTTCTTAAACTAGCCGGGAAATCAAATTTAACTTTTAAGAATAGTTGCCTCCAAATTTGGTCCTCTATTTCCCTTTGTTCGTCCTCTACGGATTGTTGGAAAGCTAAGTAAGCTATTTTAGCCGTGCTTTCCGTAAATTCGCCGGAGCTACCTAGAATAATTTGCGGAATACCGCACACTTGGAAAAAGTAGTCCTTTAAGTGATTACGCCACGGTAGCGGGTTTAATGTAGCGTTGCTAGGTACTGCGACTAACTCAAATTCTACCGATCCTTTAGGAATGTATATATTTTCTCCGCGAGCTACGACCGCGTCCATTTTAGCGACGAAAGCGTCTATCTTTGTTTGGTCGTCGGTGTTTAATTTGAAAGCCATTATAGGTTTAACGTGCCTATGCATTAGCTTTTTAACATCGAAAAAGAGTTCGTTGTTTGCTAAAATTATTTCCTCTATTGCCTCTATGTCGCTTCGCCCGTGGATTTCGTCGGCTACTCTTTTATTAATTAAATGTAGCATATTTAGCGGTTTAAACGTCTTTATTAATTTGCCGCTTACTTTAGAAACTTGCTCGTAACGCTTGAGCATACCTTTTTTATCTACTATAATTTTAATAGTCGACGGGTCTAAAGGCTTAATATTAATTAAATTGCCTTTTTCGTCCTTTACTATCTCAGCGAAAGCGTCCCCGCAAATCCGCTTAGTACGGACCATATTTTTTATAATATCGTTAAAAGTATCTTCGCCCCAACCGCGCATACGGTCCAAAATAACTTGCGTCCGCGCATCTTTAGTTTTAAAGCCTTTGCCGACCGTCCATATTGCGCGCATATCAATAGCCTGCTTTAGCTCCGGAATTTTAATGTAGTAACCAAACCAAGTCTTCCAATTTGTTATTTGATATTCTGTCTCTCTTTGTCCGGTTGCTCCGTCGGTGTTTTGCGCATCTATTGTTATGTCTGCTTGAGCGTTAGTAAGGTCCGAGCTAGTAGCTTTTCCTAAATTGAAACTTGTGCTATTTGCCATTTTTAACCTTGAATATTAAACGGTACGTTGCAAGTTAAACCCGCCGTACAACTTTCGTTATCGTCCGGTCCTGCTATGCTTGAGTTGCTTGGGTCGTGATATAACGCGCTAACGTTTCCGTTCTCCGTTAAATTTAATCTTAATATATCGCCTACTTTAAAGACTTGCTTAGCGGTTGGTAAAGTGTAAGCGCAAAATCTATATAACCTATTGTTAACCCCTGCGTTAGCTTCGTTAGGGCATTGGTAAGTAGAGCCTATTTGTGTTTCCGTTGTGCCGTCGTAATGATATATTTTAACAGAAACGCCACCCGTAGCGCCATTATTAACGTTAATAGTCCCGCAAGTAATTATAGGAGCTATTAACATATTCATAGCCTTACCGAAAGTAAAATCAAAATCTATATCACTAAAAAAGCTAGTGGCTTGCTCAGTTTTAGGCGTTCCGGTAGTTAAAAAATAAGTTCCCGTTCCTGCTTGATTTAGGGCTTTACCACCCCGGAAAGTAACGTAACCAATATTACTTGCGAACTCAGCCCAAGAAAAGCTTACAGTTGGGTCGCCGCCTGCTCTATAAACAATTGGTACGGGCATTTAACTAGACACCCCCAAAAATGTTTTAGTTTGGTCGTTTTCCAAACTTTCCATAGCTTTAACAAATCCGTCCCTTAAAACGTCTAACATAGTTTCCGCCTCTACTCTAGAGGCATAGCCAGACATATCAAACTGAATAGACCACATCGCCGCGAGGTTAGAAACTGCGACCTTAAGAATTTCTTTGCAATTAGTAGAGAGGCTAGCGTAGTTAGTAACGTAATCATACCTAGACCTAGCACAAACATAACCCTCGGCTTGCTCAATCCAATCGGTTATATGCGTCGTATTTGCTCCGGACGCACTTACGCCAGAGCCCTGCTTCATAATAACATCATTTTCGGAGCATAAAGTAGCCGCCATTATAACTACTAACGACACCACAAATTTAAAGTTTTGTCCTTTGTAGACCAAGCCGCCCGTATCAAAGCTTCGCAAATATGCGTATATCTGCCAAAAATCTTGAATTTTCCGTCCGAATATTCATATTGTACGCTTGAAAGTGAAAGGTGGGTTTTATGGTCTCTTTTTATACAAATTTTCCCTTTTTCCATTAAATTGCGCAAATTTACATATAAATCCTCTTTTAAATTCTTAGTTCTGCGAGTTTCTTCATAATTTAAGGGTCTAGCTGAGTTATTTATAGCTTCGACCTTTCGCCGTGTCTGTTCGTCCTCTAATAAAGGGTCAAATACGCCCACACCTAAACCGCCCGTATCGATATAAATTTTCTTAAAATTGTGCTTTTTATCCATTAATTTAATCCTCGCAATCGTCTCAGTTAGGCGCGTATGGTCGGTTATATCTAGGTCTATTTGAAAGATTTTGTCGTTATTTACCCTAGTAACTGCAAATAAGACAGTTTCGTCTCCTCCGAGTTGTGCTACGTCAACGCCTAAGAAGTTGTCGCTATTTCTTTTTGAGATTAAAGGCACTTCGTCAACCATACACTTTTCTATAAGCTCAGTTGGGAAAAATCTTTGCAATTCGTCTACAAATTCCCCTAAATATTCCTGCGCGTATTGAATTTTAGACATACGCTCCCGCTCTTGCTCTAAAAAGTGTTTATCTATCCTCTCGCAATCCTCGCTAGAGACGTGAAAGGTAGTAAAATGGTCGTCGTTAAAGCAACGATAAAAATAGCCAGACCTACCAAAAGGCGTAGACAGGAGAATAATTTGTCCCCTAGTAGTCGCGAGCATTGGGCTAACCGCTTGCCAAACATCGTCGTTTATAAAAGCCGCTTCGTCGGCTATCAAAACGTCCACGGTATACCCGCGAATTCCATATCCACTTAACCCGGTAGGTAGGCAATAAATCCGCGTGCCGTTAGTAATATTTATTATATGCTTCGTAGGCGCTTCGCGACCCTTTTTAATTTTCCAAGAGTAGTTATCGACTAAATAGCCTAAAACCTTTTCAAAAAGTAAATTAGCTTGCCGTTCCGTAGCGCTAATTATAAGTACCGTCTTTTTAGGGTTATTTACTGCGTATTCTGCGGCTTTGATGCTTACAACCGTGCTTTTTCCTGTCTGCCGACCGCTCCTTATGGCTATATGCCCCTTACATTTTAAGGCGCGTTCCTGCCAATCGTCCAAAACTAGCTTTTTGCCCCGGCTCATAGAATAAAAATATAGTCTAAAGCGGTTTTTCTACTTACGCCGAAGCGTACCATAGCCACTTTTATTAATTGCTCTTTTTCTGCCTTTGTCTTTTCTTTGTACTGTCTAAGCCAAGATAACCTACGTCTACGTTCCTCTCTAGGATTTTGCTCACGTCTAACCTCTACCATAAATTAAGTAGTTCCTCCCTCTATATAAAATTATTGGTAGTCTATACTTATAATATATATATAAAAATTCCCTTACAGTAACATTTTGCTATCTCATACATCTTGGCTACTGTATGCCCGGGGTCTTACCCTAGTGTTACATATTCTCAGTAAACCTACATATAGAGAGATAGGCGTTCTTACCTTTAGTTAGAGAGCAAGAAGCCCGCAAAGCGTATTACAGCTAGCCTCTAACCGTCCAATAGCCCCTATCAGCTTGCTATCGATTAGCGTTGGAATTATTTAAAGACTTATTTATTAGAAAATATTAAAAATTTGTCTGGGCTCTCTCGTAAACTTCGTTTACGAGGTGTCTGAGCGCCGCACCCCTATATAATCCGAAAAGAGCCTGTCCTACTAGCCACTATGTAACTACGACGGAGGCTATATAAGTGTGCCCTATTGAGCATAGCTCAATAGGGCATTACATACTTATATAGATTACGGAGGCAGAACAAATAGTGGCGATACAAATCAATAAGAGAGGGCTATATTTCCGTGTACAATTACATAAAGAGCAAAGAACACTATCCACGCACTAGCCAAATAGTTCTTATATAGAGAGAGACAGAGGAGGGCGTTAATAAGCAAGACTACTACAAGCAGGCAAGTAGCCATTATTAAACTGCGCCTACTCTTGCGTTGTCTATTCTTTAGTTCGTCTAAAAGTAAAGTTTCCATTTATCTCTTTATCTAGCTCTTTCATTTTGTTATCGTGCCTTATTTGCTCAAACTCTATTTTATTCTTCTGCTTTAGTTCCTCGAGCTCTATTGTTTCCTCGTATGTTAGTGCCATTATTCATTTTCAACCACTTTCATATATAACCACCCATTTTAAGTATAAGTACAAAACAAGTAGCAAT